GCTATAGATGATTCAGCGCTATTAACATTTGTACAAAGCGGTACTAACTTCACAATAACGTATTCAGATTTCAAAAATGATTTAGGTGTTACCGGTACTTTGGTAAGTATAGGCGACCCATTAGCTACACCAGTATTAGCAGTTGATGGCACTGAATACCAGATACGCAACATTGAAAGCGGCGCTGGTATTATCTCAAGTCTATCACCTGAAAACGGTGTTTCTATTAACTGGAATGTAGCGCAAGATTCAGAGGGTGTATCACTCACTAGCGGATTAACTAACGCGCAACCTGTTATAAGCTCATTAGTTGCCGGTCTAGGCGTATCAATAACCAAGGTTGATGACGAAATAACATTTAAAACAACGCAAGACCCTGCAACCGGTTTAGCTAATCGAGTGGTAGTGACAGAAGCAGCAGATTTGGCTGGCGCACTTGACAGTACAAAAGAATATTTTATTGATGGCATCATTGATATGGGTACGCAAATGATAGAAGTTCCTGCCGGCGGCTTGAATCTCTCCGGTTATAACTTTGATGTATCTAAACTAATATCAAGCGCAGACGCTTACACAATGTTTACTTCACCTGTTGGTGGTTCTGGTAATGTATTAGGTAAAGATTACGCTATTGAGGTTACAGGTGTTGGTTCTAAAGTATACGCGCTAGTTTCTAATACAGGTTTTAATGCTTTTGAATTCGCTAGAGTGAATTTTAATGACTGCTCATCACTCGGATCAATCGAAAACTATCGGCAAGGGTTAGAGGTTGGCACGGGTAGATTTGGCGGCAAACCTGAACTTGAATTAATAGGTACATGGCTAGGTGGTTATTTTATCGACACATCCATTGTTAGAAACATGGTTGACGGTGTTTACTCGTTATTTAAAGCCGGTGCTGGGTTTTCTATGGCTTCGCGCTTTAGGTCTAATCAAAACATTGATTTACCGGCTAGCGCTTCATTCTTTGACTTTGCCCCATCTAACTTTGTTAACCCAAGTACACTGCAAATTGATGGCGCAATAATAACAAGAGATGGGGTTTTTGATGCTATTGATTCAAATATAACGCCAAATATAACCGAAGCTAATTTAGTATCAAACTGGATGGACAACAACGGAATGCCTAACACATTTGTGGGCGGCTCTATTGGTGTCACAGCTGAGACAGCGACAGCCATTAGCGGTACTGGTGCTTACGTTGATATTGATGCAACACTATGGTCGGTGTCAGATTTACAACATTTTGATAGCCCAGTGGGTGGGCAGTTAAGGCACCTAGGGAATACGCCTAGAGAGTTCAAGGTTGTAGCCGACTTAGTAGCAGATAGCACTAGTGGTAACGTGTTAACGGTGCGTGTGGTGAAGTGGGATGATTCAGCATCAGTATTTAGCACAGTGCTGGACCAGTCAAGACAAGTAAACTCGCTGGTTGGCGGTCGAGATGTTGCTTTTTTTGGTATAAACATAAATACAACGTTAGATCAAAACGACTACATTAAACTACAAGTTGCAAACCAGACGGCAACCAATGACATAACGGTCGAGGCAGATAGCTACTTTATAGTTGAAACTAGATAATGGGAAATAAAATAACAATACCATTAGGCAATGGCTTTTATGAGTCAGCAAGCCTTGATATTAGCGCACAAGAGTGCACAAACTTTTATGTGAATATCCCACAAACACAAGGGGCGTTATCCGATGCTACTTTGTTCGGTAGTGCCGGTATTGATCAGTTATTATCTACGGGTGAGACAGGCCAAATAAATAGAGGTATGCACGTTAAGAACGGCAAGCCTTACTTTTTAAATGGTGAAACCTTAGTAAGAATTGACAGTTCAATTGATGTCGAAGGATTAGAAACTTTTACCGCGGTTAATATTGGCACTATCGAGGGTGATAGACGTGTATCAATGGCAGATAACGGCAAGCAATTGATGGTATTAGTACCAGGCGGCAATGCTTATATTATTGACGAAACAGCAGGCACCCCATTTATAGAAATAACAGACGCAGGATTTCGCGCAAGTGGCAATCCTCAACTAGTTGTATTTGTTGATTCATTCTTTGTTTGCTCAACGGATAGTAAAAAGTTTACAAAATCAGCTAGTAACGATGGTAATAGTTGGAATGCTTTAGATTTTAGCAGCGCAGAAAGCGACCCCGATGATATTACATCATTGCACGTTTATAATAATAAACTATACGTTGCAGGCTCAGAAACCATAGAAGAGTTTAGAAACTTAGGCATAGGCGGCTTTCCCTTCCAGCGCACGGGCTTTTTTATTGATAAAGGTGTATTTGCTCCATTCTCTATGATTAGCTCAAATAACGGCTTTATGTGGATTGGTGGCGGCACTAATGAAAGTCCGGCAATATGGGCCCTAGTTGGCAATCAACCACAAAAGATTTCAACGACTGCCATAGATTCGTCTTTACAGTCATTTACGCAAGAAGAAATTAGCAATTCGTTTGCTTACTCATACGCGCAAAAAGGCGCTTACTTTGTTGGATTCTCATTTCCTGATAGAACATTTGAATACAATACAATTACCGGTAAATGGAATGAAAGAAAGTCACAAATAATCAATTCTAAAGGCTTGACTGAAACAATTAGATGGCGCGTTAATTCTTTGGGTACTGCTTACAATCGTGTGTTAGTTGGTGACTCTCAAGACGGTCGTATCGGCAGTGTTGATATAGATATTTATTCTGAATACGATAACGAGATAATCAGAGTCATAGCCGTTCAGCCTTTAGCTAATCAAGGTAATGCTTTATCAGTCAGCATGTTAGAAGCTACTTTTGAAAGCGGTGTAGGCAATACGGAAACACCCAACCCACAAATAAGACTATCTTTTTCTAAAGACTCTAAGACGTTCAGTGATGAATTATCACGTAGTCTTGGCAAGGTAGGAGAATATAACAGGCGTTCAATTTGGTATCGGCTAGGCAGATTCCCAAGACTAGCAGTGTTCAAATTTGAAATGAGCGACAAAGTAAAGCCCGTATTTATTAAACTAGAAGCGAGTGTAAAAGGTGGCGTTTAGATTTGCACAGCCTGACAGCGAAAGGCCAGCGGTTAACCCTGACGGTACAATGTCAGTTCAATTTCGTAACTGGGCCAAAAACGTTACCGACCAAGGCGTGATAGTTGGCGAAGGAAGTCCGGAAGGAGTAGTTCAAGCACTATTAACGGCTCAATATATGGATAGCACAGGCTCGACAGGCTCAGTACTGTATATAAAGCTAGTTAATGATATACTAGGAGACACTACAAAAGGGTGGATCTTAGTTTGAATAACGCGATTACAAACACAATAACATCTAATAGAAATTCTATAACCGAAGCGGCAAAAGAATTGATCCACATGGTAAAGCATGGAGAGATAGAAAGCCAAGATTGTCCCGTAACGCACAGATTTACAAAAGGGTGTTATTTAAGGGAAATATTCATGCCCAAAGGTACTGTTATTATAGGCAAAATACATGCAACAGAACATTTCAATGTATTGCTAAAGGGTGACGTTACAGTATTGACGGCAGAGGGTAGCGAGAGAATAAAAGCACCCTATACGTTTACTTCTTTAGCTGGCGTTCAAAAAGTCGTGGTTATACATGAAGACTGCACATGGCAAACAATACACGTAACAAATAGCACAGACCTAGAAGAAATAGAGAAAGAAGTTATAGTTGATTCTTATGATGAGTTAACTATAGATGGCTTGTTAAATAAATATATAGAGGATTCATCATGAGTTGGGGCTTAGTGGCAGTAGCAGGAGCGACAATTGTTGGTAGTGTTGTCGGAAGTAAATCAAATAAGGATGCTCAAAAGGCATCAGCAGCAGGAGCAGATGCCGCGTCAAGAGAGACTAGACGAGCAGCAGACGAGGCAAGGGCAGATTCAACGCGCTTATTTGAGCAAGCAAACCAACAGTCACAAAAAGGTTTTCAAGGCGCTTTAGGTGTATTTGAAGATGTTGTACCCCAGCAATCTAACTTCTTTCAGCAGGGCAATATTAACGCTCAAAATACTTTGCTAGGCGGCTTATCACAACAACAAAACGCTTTACTAGGTGGTAATGTTGATTTGAGTCAATTACAAGCTACCCAACAATTCCAGCCTGACTTTAGCTTTTTAAATCAGCAACCGCCTCCAATAGTACCAACAGAAACACAACCACAATCACCGATGCAAGGTATAGTGCCTCCTGCTAGGTTTACCGGTGGCGTTAACTTTAACCCTATGGATTTTTCAAACATGGGCGGATTTAGACATAACAACATGGGGCGGTTTAGATAATGACTAACATTAATCAAATGATGGGCTTGCAGATGCAGCCTCAAGTACAGAACTTTAATCAATCACCTTTACAGCAGGTTCAAGGTTTAGCTACTGATGGCGCATTTGATCGCACATCACAATTCAACCCTAACATTAAGCAAGGTCAGCAACCTATTCAAACTTTGGGTAACGTTGTTCCTGGGCAAGTATCACAAACAATGGCACCACAAGCGCAAACGATGCAAGCACAACAACAAATTGTACAGCCTAGCGGCGGGAGTCAAAACTTCGGTTTAGCCGGTGCTGAATCTGCTTTGCAATCTGGATTACAAGGAGCAGGACAAGCTTTTCAACAAGGTCAAAGCGAGTCGTTAAACACTTTAATGATGGGCAACCAAGCGCAGCAAGCACAGATAAACCAAGGCGTTAACGCTTTAAGTGGCAACTTTGCAGGGCAAGCACAGCCAATAACCGGTGATTTTAACAGTCAATCACAAGGCGTATTAGGAAACTTTAACGCTAATGCTAATGCTGTTAACGGTAACTTTAACGCTAACGCTGTAAACGTTGACCCCATGACAGGCCAGCCGTTATTTAACCAAGCCGCTCAAGGTGTAGGGCAATTTGCAGGCGCAGGACTACAAGCCCAAGGCTTACAATCTGCTTTAAGCGGAGCACAAGGTCAGCAGGCATTTGATAACGCTTTTATTAACTCACCTGTTCAAGCTTTTTTACGCGAGCAAGGAGAGTTATCACGTATTAACCAAGCAACAGCAACAGGTGGTTTAGGTGGTGGCGAGATACAAAAAGAATTATTACGATTTGGGCAAGGTTTAGCCGGTACGCAATTACAACAACAAGTGCAAAACTTAGGTCAATTATCACAGCAAGGCCAACAAGCGGCGGCACAACAAGGCCAATTCTTGAGTCAAGCAGGTCAGCAACAGGGCCAACTTGCAGGGCAAAACGCGCAACTAGGAACACAAGCTAATTTAGCTAATCAAGCCAACGCATTAAGAGCAGCACAGACCAATGCACAACTAGGTACACAGGCTAGTATGTCAAATGCGGCTAACAGATTGAGCGCGGCAGGACAAACAGCGCAAATGGCTAACCAAAATGCTATGGCTAATTCTGCAAACCAATTAAGAGCGGCACAATCTAACGCGCAATTAGGCACACAAGCAAGCTTACAGAATGCAGCAACAGACGCGGCACAAGCAAGGGCACAAGCTCAATTATACGGTCAAGGCGCAGGAATAACAGCCGGTTTAGTCGGGCAAGGCGCAGGAATTCAATCAAACGCAGGGGTTAACATTGGCAACTTATTAGCCAACACTGGGCAAAGTTTAGCAGGGTTTAGAAACCAAGCAGGACGAGACTTATCGAGCCAGATTGGGCAAACAACCGGTAATTTGGCTCAATTCCAGAACCAACAAGGTTTAGGGCTAGCGGATTTACTAGGGGCTAGCGGTATCAATATCGGTAACCTGTTAAGCGGTCAAGGTCAATTTGATGCAGGTCAAAGCGCACAATTAGCGTCAATTATTGCTAATATAGGAACGGGCTCAGGTAGTCAATTGTCGAATATAGCAACGAATCAAGGCAACGCAAACGCTCAAGCCGCACTAGCTCAAGGTGCTAATCAGCAACAATTAATAGGTAACTTAGCCGGTGTAGCCGGTCAATACTTAGGGGGACAAGGATAATGGCTTTTAATCCGTTAATGAATTTCAACCAAGGCTTTGACGCTGCCACCAAAAGAAGAAATGAAACACTAGCAAAGGATGAGGAAAAGCGATTAAAAAGCCAAAGAGAGTCTTTTATCAATGCTAAAAACAAAGGTGACGCATTAAGGCGGATGCTAGTTGATCAACCAAACGTTGGTTTTGCTTTCATGAAAGAAATGCAAACAGATGAAAAGGGTATTGATGCTCAGATTGAAGATAGTATTGTGCTAAAACACCTATTAGAGATAGACCCTAGCGGCGTTATGGGTATGGAGTTACTACAAAACAGAAAACAAACACTAGATAGCGGTGTTTTAGGCCCAGGCAGGGGCTCATTTCACACCGACAGAGCAATAAATACACTGCAAAACGAAGGAGTGGAAAAGCTACTTTCTAATGTAAACGCCTTTTTAGATATACCTAACCAGTTAAAATCTAAAACCAAGCCTAAGCAGTTTGAAAAACAATCGCAGTTTGAGCAACTTCAAGAGTTGAAAAAAACAGGTACGCCAGAAGAAATAGCGGAATTCAGGTCAATAATAGGGCTTGATAAACCCGTAAAACTATCAAGCACAGCAGAAACAGCACTAAACAAAGCACAAGAAAGCTCGTTTACAGCAGGTTCAGCAGTTAGGAAAATGGAATTACTAGCCAAGGATATAAGCAAGATAGATATAGGCGGTGGCGTTGGCGCAGGATGGAGTGAAACTTTTAAAAATATATTAGGCTCACAAGATGAAGTTTCAAACCTTAGACGCGAATTCAGGTCTATTCGATCAAGTCAAGCTGTCAGAAACCTACCACCCGGCGTTGCTTCGGATAAGGATATAGCACTAGCCTTGTCAGGATTCCCAAGGGAAGATGCACCAGCAACAGAGATAATGAGCTTTTTAAATGGTCAAGCCAAGCTAGCTAAAATGGAGGTGGCTTTCAATGATTTTAAAGGGGATTATATTTCTACTCATAAAGGTATATCTGGGTTTGGTAAAGCATGGAGAAAGCAGTTAAAAGACGAGGATTTTGTGACCGACATTCTAACTGTTAATAATTCACCTGCACAACAACAAATTGTAAAGCCTAATCAAGATGATCAGGCTTTACGGTGGGCGCAAGCTAACCCTAACGACCCAAGGGCCACAGCAATACTTAAAAAACAAGGCAGGTTATAATGGCTGAATTCAATCCAGACGCTTACCTTGCTGGTGAAGATTTTGATCCAGACGCTTATTTAAATGGAAATAAGCAAGAACCGGCATCATTTGGCCAGCAAGTACAAGGAGGGCTAGAGGCAGCGGCAGCACTAGGCAGTTCAATAATTGCAGAGCCAGTAGCAGGTTTAGCAGGGTTGGCAGCATCAGCAAACCCATTCAACGAGGCAGGAGCAGGAGGTCGCAGAGTTAATGAGGTTAGAGAGGCGCTAACATTTGAAGCGACATTACCAGGCGCAAAAGCAGCGCTTTCTAGTGTTGGCGAGGCGATAAAGCCAGCCGCAGAATGTATACAACAAAGAGAAAAAAACTTAGGTGATTTCACTCTTTGGGCAACAGGAAGCCCAACAGCAACAGCATTAGCAACAGCGCTACCAAGAGCACTTGGTGAGTTATTAGGTGTATCTAACTCTATACCAGACGAGAGAATATCAAGCATATTATCAGCAGCAAAACAAAATGATGTGCCTGTATTAACTACTGATTTATTTCCGCCTGATTCGTTTGTAGGAAGGACAGCGCAAAGTATATCAGAAAAGCTAGGGCCACTAGGTAGCGGAACGGCTAGATCATCACAACAAAGAGCAAGGATTGAGGCGGTTAGTGCTTTTGCAGATGAAATGGACATTGATACTTCTTTTGCTGACTCTATGGTGGATTCGCTAAATAAAAAAACAGCGCGTACACTTGAGCGAGCAGGATCTATTAGAGATGAAGCCATAACTAAGCTTGATGAATTTGGAGTATTCCCAAACACTAAAGCTGTTGATGAAATAAACGCTTTGCTTGACAAGCAAGAAAGGCTAGGTGCTACGGCAAACAAAGGGCTAACAGACGAGCTAACCAGTTTTAAGGCTGAATTATCAACACCATCAGATTTCAGTTTAACTAAAGATTTAAGAACACAGTTAATAAAAAAGGTTAAAGCATTTTCCAGAGCAGAGGACGCAGCACCTGCGGCAGACTTACAAAAAGTAAAGTCAGCACTTGATAAAGATATGATCGCCTTTGCTAGAACTAAAGATAAACCAGCGACTAGAAAATGGTTAGCAGCAAATAGAAAGTTTGCCGAGGAACTTGGTATAGCGAAAGACACAGAAATTAAACGTATATTACAATCAGGAACAGCAACGCCTGAAAAAGTACTACCAATATTAAAAGGCGGCAAACCTAGCGAGTTAAACAGATTACATAACGCACTAGGCGAAAAAGGAAAGACAGCAGCAAAAAGCGCATTGATACAGCAAGCATTAAAAGACTCTAAGTTTTTTGAAGTTGATGTAAATCCAAATCCAGACGCATTAGCTACAGCTTTAAACAGGCCAGCATTTCAACAAGCGTCAAAAGTGTTCTTTAAAGGGAAAGATAAAGCAGAGCTTGACGGTTTTATAAGATTGCTTAACGCAACTAGGCGTGCTCAAAGTGGTCAGGCTGTAGTTAAAACAGGTGAGGCGCTATTATTACCTGGTGGCGCTCTTGGTGCTGGTGCGGCTGTTGGCTCTGGTGTCTTATCGGCTCCATTGGCAATCACAGCTCTTACGACTGGCTCAATTATAGCCAAAACTTACGAAAGCAAAGCATTTAGAAATTTACTTATAAAGCTAAATAGTACCCGAATAGGCAGTAACATAGAAACGAAAGCGCTTGAAGCGGCGGTTCCTTTTGCCTTGTCGGAATTGCAGGCTGCCAAAGTAAAACAAGAAGAAATACAATGATTAATATAATAATGTTAAAATCCTTAAATATAATCAGTATAACACAAAATAAAAAGGCCAAGTAATGAGTAGATTTATTAATCCCGTCCCACAATTTAGACCTAATTCAAAGCTGTACTTTTTTGACAGTGGCACAAATACAGCTAAAGTAACGTTTAAGGACGCATCCGAAAAGATACCAAATACTAACCCTGTATTAACAGATTCGCGCGGCAACACGCCTAATGTGTTTTATACCGGCTCGGCTAAATTGGTTGTGTTAGATGAGAATAGCATCCAATACATTGAGCGCGATCCTGTTGGTGGCGATAACCTAAAGGGTGAATTTTCTGTTTGGAGTCAAACCACTAATTATGATATCAATAATATTGCTTTAGGCTCAGACGGTGAATATTATATTAGTATTCAGTCAGGAAACGAGGGCAACGACCCCACATTGAACGCGCCTTTCTGGTCTGTTATTCGATTTATTGAGATGTACAACGAGAACCATACATATAAAAAAGGTTTTGTTGTGCAGACTCTAAACGGCAATTTATGGAAGTCTGAAAAGAGTGATAATTTAGGCAATAATCCAGAAGACAGGGATCTTTCCAACTGGTCTGCTTCTGTTGATTTTACAGGGGCTACAACGTCAGTATTAATAAATTCAACGGCATCACCTGCCACTGGCGATATCGTAAATACTAGCGGCTTCTTATCTGCCGGTGACGGTGGTAACGCTCAATGGATAGCTACAGGCAATACAATAACAGCAAGCCAAGCACCAGCACAAACAGGCGCGGCTACTTGCTCAAATGCTAACGGTGATGAGTTTTCGTTAGTTGTAAACAGTTCAATTAACTTGTTATCGCTTGGGTTTTCTACGGCAGAAACAGCAGACAATAACAAGTTGATTATGAATGCGGCAATAGTTAGCGCAAAAGCAACTTATGGTATTGTTTACATACCAGTAGGTAATTTCCCTATTATCGGACCCATTGATATTGAAGATATTCAAATACAAGGCGCAGAAATAGGGGCAAATGACGCGCCATTTGCTCAAGATGGTAGTGTGTTATCTATCGTTGACACTGTTAATTCTCTTTTTATACTCCATA